ATAGAAAGCCATGTAGAATTCACCTTTTAATATATCGATACTTGGAACTTCAGTTATCGTGCAGTCGTCTTTCACATACCACTTGTCGTAGCGTCGCACCAGCAACGCGTAGTGTCCCCCATTTCTGCGCCCTTGATGCATGATACAAGCAAACAGCTTGAGCCCCTTGAATTCGAAAGGGAGTTCGATTGGAAATTTATAAGAATCGTACATGCTGAATGAAAAACTCGTAAACTTTGGCCACCGCGCCACCTTGCGCTCGACCGCAGCAGATGCATGGGTCTTCCCCTGGTTGTCCGTATAGCCCTCGAGGATCACCGGCTCTTTGCGGTCATCGATCAAGTCCTGAAGCCGACACGGCTCGTTGACGTCCATGAGCAACGTCGTGAACGGAGTGCGCACCTCTGAACATCCCGAGTCCCATATAGTCTTTTGAACCTCCTCGCCGTTAAAAAGGCCCTGAATGAATTCTTTCCCTAGAGATTCCTCGAAGACGTCGATGAGGAGCAGGACCGCCTCTTGGGCGTCATGTTGCTGTCCCACAACAAATGATGGAAAACGCGCCCTGAATGCCCCTATAAGATCGCTTGGGCTCACTGGGTCGGTCTTGCCTCTGACGAAAAGTTGCCGCACGACCTTTTGGTATTCACGCGTGATGTTGCACGGTCCTTCGTACGGAACGTCGAAGAAGTGCTTGGTCAGCGGCGGGACGTGAGCGAGCGCTTGACATGCCGTGTTGAACCAGCAGGTGTTTCCCAAGTTCCAGAGCCCTCTCATTTGCCTTAGAGACTCCACGCGCGTACTCTCTAACCAGAAAATGGAGTTCCATCCTTGCAACCCGATTGCATTTCCCTTGTACGACAAATGGGAGCCTATCATCTTGACTCACACCAAGACTCCGCATGCCGAGATTGAGATCCGTCTCGGCCGTCCGGGCCCCAAGGGGTTCGATACGAACGTCGGGAAGGAGTCGTTCGAGAAGATCCTCAAGGCTATGACAAAATACAACGAGTGGGACTCTTCGAAACACACCAAATCGACCGTCTATTACTTCCCGGGAGGGAAGAGGGTCACAGCGGATGACGAGACTGACGAGCAGGTTGCCTGCATCAAAAAGCGAGTCGTCGTGAACGACTTTCAGCTCGAGAGTTTACCACTAGACGTCCGCCTTGGCGTCAGCACTGAGGTGCCCTTCGAGTACGACGGGGAGGAGGAGAGCACCGAGCAAAAGGCCAAGGAGCGTTGGTCTTTTGTACGGAAGAATTTGTCCATCGACCTCTCGATCGTCAAGGGCAACCCGGACGACAAGGACTGCGACGACGACACGGTCTACCAGGTTGAGATGGAGATTGTGGACCTCAAGAAGGTTCACACCAGTATCGAGTTATTTAACATCGTCTATAAGATTTTCGATGTCATCAAGCACGTCTAGATGGCGACGTGCCGAGCCCAGTTATTCTTAAACTTTGCATTCACGCCGGATCGCACCACAGCGTCCCACGAGTGCGCCATTTTCACGTTGAGACCCGCTGCAATCATAGCATTGCCGAGGTTCTCCACGTTTTCACTTATAGGTACGACATAAGTCTTTTTGGTATTAAATTTAAGCGCCTTGCCAGCCTTTGTGGCTGCGCGCCTCGCAGCGTTTGCAGCCTTGGTCTCCGGGCTCTTCTTGGGAGACGGCGTCCGCTTGGGAAGGACGGGAGACTTGCGGTTGGCCGGATTGTAGGCCGGGATGCGCTTCATAATGCCCGTCATCATGTTCTCGACGTTCCTGGCAGGGCGAGGAGACCCAGGAGGGGCGGCGGTCTTGAGCCACGCCATCACAGCCTCCTTGAGCGCCTTCTGGGACGGCTTGGGTTTCTTGAAGGCTAGGTTGGTCACGAGGTTCTTGTAAGCCTGGACCTTGTTCGCCGGAAGCCAGTTGGGTGGCGTGATGCGGCCGGTGTACCGTGCACGAGCCGGCTCGTTCACACGGAACCTCTTGGTCTCCTTGAGGAACTTGGCGTATGCCCGGTTCACGTTCGCCTTGAGGGGCTTTCCCCGCGCCCCCTTTGGCAGCTTGTTGTACTCCTTCATAAAGAGCGCCTGGTTTCCATTGCGCGTCAGGTTGCCCATGTTTGCAGCAAGACGCATGTTGTACTCGAACTCGAGGGCGAGTCGGTTATTATTGAAGTTGGAGTTGGAGTTGGCAGGGCTCGGTGGCGTCTTGGCCCGCACGGGGCTCGGCGGTGAAGGCGCCTTCTTGCCCTCGATAAAGGACCGGAGTGTGTCGAACTTGTTCGAGTTAGGGATGGAGTTGTATTCAGAAAACAAATTGGTCGGCAGGATCTTCCGGGCAATTGCTGTCCGCTCGGCGAGCGGCATTGTGGCCCATTCGCGCTGGGTCCGCGTCTCGCCCGCCGTCTTCTGAACCCGACCATTGTTCAGAAGCTTGTACTTCTTCCCGTTCATCTCCAGGTTGAACGTCTTGTTGACGCGTGTCGTGATTCCAGCCTTTGCCTGGATCGCATTCCGGATCTGGTCCGGCTTCCACTTTGCGTCGACGCGGGCAATGTTCATATTCCGGGCAATCTCGATGAGTTCCTTCTTCGTCAGGCGGGTCGCCTGGCGGTTATTGATGCGCAGAACCTTGTTGAGTCCCATCTTTACCACGTGCTTCATGCCTGGACGGAACCCCTCGTTATATCCAGGGACGGCTACGACGTTCGTCTTGACGTTCTCGCCAATCTCAAAGAGGTTCCGGACCGCCTTGGGAATGTTGCGACCTGCGTCCGCGTAGGTCTTGATGACCGTCTTGCGACCGGTCGCGAGGCCCTTGGGAATCGCGTAAAAGTATGGTTGCTTACCGGGTCCCGGGCGAACGTAGAAACCGGCGCGCACTGCGTTCCAGCTGTTCGCTCGGCGGTTCGCCACCCCCTTGTACTTTTTCGTCTCGACCTCACGATTGAGTAGGTAGGCTGGCTTCGGGGTCTCCTGCTTGGGGATGGGGAAGCCCGCATCGGCGAACACCTTGAGGGTCTGGGCCGGAATCGGCTGGCCGACCTCGGCGAACGCCTTGGCGACCGCCAATGCATCCTTCTTCTGGAACTTCAGGGGCGTGTAGAACGTCTGGGCAGGGCCGGCGTTGTTGCCGACTCCGTGACGCACGATGCGGACCGTGGCCCATGGATAAAAACGCGGCTTGCCGTCCTGACCGGGGCGGATGTACGAACCGAAAGGGGGCGTCTCGAGAGTGCTGCTCCAGTCCAGTCCGGCGAGCTGGTATCGACCGGCCAGCATCATCTTCTTCAGGTTGGCGTCCGCAGAGGGTAGGGTGGTGAGCTTGGAGCGAAAAATCTTCGGGAACCACGGTTCCTTGGCGAACTCCTTGAAAATCGCACGCGGTTTGTCGAGGTCCTTGGGGTCCTTGAGACCTCCAAAAATGATCGTTCCATTCTTGAAAATCTGAAAGGTGATGCCACTGGTCTTGAACACGACCGCCTTGTCGCCAAGTTCAAACCGCTTGACCTTTCCAAATTTCGAGAGAAAATCGGCCACCTCGTACAAAGCAAGGGTATGGTTGATGTTGAACCGACCCTCGAATTTAACAAACTTGGGGGTCGCCCGAAGGAGGCTACGGTCTGCCATGCCATTCTTGACGACGGCGAGGATGGCCGGCTCGTAGTTGCCAGAACCCTTGATCTCGATAAGATCTTTTGTGATTACGACCGTCTGGCCCTGTCGCCTGGCAGCAATACGAGCCACGTCACTCTGGTCTCCGATCCAGCCGCGACCAGAAACCCACCGAACGGACGCCATCCTCTGGGAGCCCTTGTAGCCAATAATCTCGCTGAACCCCTTGGGCTCCGAGTCGAAAATCTTGGAAATGTTTGTGGGTTGATTAAACCGAATAATTTGCGTCGTCATCTTCGAGGGTGTAAACTTGACACCCTTGACGGACGCATTTGAGAAAACAAACTTCCGTCGGAAAGCTTCCTGGAGCTTTCGGGCGGCAGCGCTACGCTGATTGTCCATCTGGTATTTGTGTAGATTTTTATCTGATAGGCAGAGGGCCGAAGGCCCTCTGGCTTCTGCGTCTGCGACGAAACACTCCCTTCGGGAGGGGACTTATTCACTCGCCAACAAGTCGCAACCAAAGATGAATGGTTGCGTCGCGAATGTCGCACCGTTGTAGATGTGCGACTCTGTGCGAACCTCGAGCTCCTTCGCACTGAAAGGACCCGCGTAAAAGTCCTGGTTGAACCGGAAAGTCCCCAGGTTGTTCTCCTTGCAGTGTTGGTTGAACTGCGCGATGAAGACCTTTTGAGGGATGCGGAGTTCCGGACCAAACTTGAACTTCTCGGAGCACAGAAAGTGCTGGAGCGAGTTGGTCACTGTTGCCACCTGACTCTGGACAGTCTTGAAGTACTTTGGCAAGACGTTCCAGATGTCCTTCCCGCTGTACTTGTGTGAATACTCGAGGTAAGCCCGCAGACACTTGCAGAGAATTGCCGGGATCTCAGCCTCCAGCTTCGTATCGAGGTGCGGGTCCGCATCCATCACCTGTCGGCCAAAGTTCCAGGTCGCCAGACGACGCAGGACCGACCCCGAGTTGTCCTTCCAGTTTGGCACCTCGTTTCCGCCCAAGATTCCGGGCGTCTTCCACTGAAAGCTCAGGGCCGTCTCGTTTTTACGCGCGACCGACACGTCCTCCCCAGAGACCAGCGACTGGAACTCAGCCTGCTCGAGCTGGAGGTCGCCCTTGATCTCGGGGCTGATGAACATGAACCCCTTGTAGATGCTCTGGAGGCCAAACTTCTTCTCGATGTTGTTCGAGAGGGTCGCGACGTCCTCGCACTCGTAAAACTTGCGGGCCACTTTGGTGATGAGCGTCGACTTGCCAGAACGCGCGATGCCCTTGAGGAACGGAATGACCTGCCAACCGTCCAACTCGTTCACCTCGAAGCACAGACGACCCATGAAGACGTATGTCCATCGACAGACGTCCTCCTCGAACCTCTGGTAGTCCAGAACCAATTGCATGCTCGGCGTCGGGATGTCATACCAGTCACCGGTAGTCGCATATGGGTCGAAGGGCAAGTCAAAGTACTTGCACGAAACGAGCGTCGGGTCGAGCTCGCGGAATTCAGGAGAATTATACGGGTAAAATTTGATCTTGTATCGTTGATCCGTCTCGTCCCAGTCCTTGCCGACCAGTAGTCCGTTCTGGAATGACCAGACATGGCGGTCCTTCTTAATCTCGAGGAACTGAAAGTCCTTGCAGTTGGACAAGTGCTTGACGATGTCATTCACGCAATTGCCACGGCTCGTGAGGTTCTTCCACATCTCGGGCTCATCCTCCTTTTGCGTCGAGTCGTACACAAAGTCCTTGATCTCCGTGACTGGTCGCCACGCTCGGGTGTTGCGGATCTGGACACAACATTGGTCCCGGTACCGCCTGTAGCCCTCGTCATACGTCTTGGTCAGGAGAAAGAGGAGCAGTTTTTGGTACGGGCTGTTCTTCTCGTCATCCTTGATGCTGGTGTCCGAGTTGTCAATTGCGAGCGTCGGGTCATTGATGCGATTCCATCGACGGTCCCAGAGGCGAAACTGCTCATACATCTCCTTGCGGTCCGTGATGAGCCGGCGCACCCGGAATTCGAGTGCGAATTCATCCCCGTTGACGTCCTTGCTAGACTGCTTGGCGAGTCCCAGAGATCCGATCCGAGTCAACAGGGTCCGGCAACTATTCAAAAATCGATCCTTCCTGATCTTGATATGTTCAGTCTCGTAATTCTTTGGGTACTTGTCAGCGTCCCGCTCCTGTGTCGAAGGGAAGAGGACGAATGCCCACGTCTTGTCGGCGGCGAGTGCGTTTGCGCGGATGCTGAACCCGGCGTCTTGTTCAGCATTCGTGATGCAATTTTCGAGCTCCTCCAAGGTCCACGAGTTGATTTCGGTCGTCTGATTGGCGTTTCTGATTTCCTCTGCATGTTCTGGTGTGACGTCTTTGTTGATTGTGTGGACCTTCTGAGTGCTCATTGATAGAATAACGCTATACTTTTTTAAGCGGGAGCGGCGATGTGTTGCGGTTCCGGTGCCTTGGACCCCTTCATTTCGGTCAGAATCTTGACCATAATCTTGTTGTGGACCTCGAGCTGCCGAGCGACGCCGTCGACAGAATCCTTGAGGCTCGCAAGAAGGGTCGCGACGGTCTCCCCATCCTCGGTCGCCAGGAGGCCCCCCAGGGCCTCGAACATATCCATACCGTCCTCGTCAAACTCATCCATCTCCTCGTCGAACTCCTCCTCCTCAACCTCGACGGGAGGCGGCGGGGGGGTCTTAGGGGGCGGGCGGCGCTGAGACATTGTACGAGTGGCTGAGAAAATCAGGGGGAGGGAATGGCGCAGCGTCTTTGGCTCTGAACTTTTTCCTCCTGCTATAGTAAAATGCCTGGTGGCGCTTTGATGCAACTGGTCGCCTATGGCGCGTCCGATGTTTACCTGACGGGTGATCCCAAGGTGACCTTTTTCCAGTCAGCCTACAAGCGTCACACGAACTTTGCTATGGAGACGGTCCAGCAGACGGTGTCGGGCAACTCCGGTCCGGGTGGCCTCGTCTCTGTGACCCTGGCTCGCTCAGGCGACCTGGTCGGTGACATGTTTGTCGTCCTCCAGCCCAACAGCTCGTCGTATGGCCAGCTGACGTCGAACAATGTCGCCAACGACATGAACTGGGTGGCGGAGCGCGCCTTCAGCTCCGTTGAGCTCTTCATCGGTGGCCAGTCGATCGACAAGCACTACCAACTGTGGTTCCGCCTGTACGCCGAGGTCTTCCTGAACGAGACCAAGAAGATGAACTACGGCAAGATGGCCTCGATCGCCACGCCCAACAACGCCGGTACCTCCATCGCCTACGCCTACCTGCCCCTCATCTTCTTCTTCAACCGCAACCCGGGTCTGTACCTGCCCCTGATTGCCCTTCAGTACCACGAGGTCCGCATCGATTTCACCCTGAGCGCGCAGTACGCCAATTACTTCAGCACGAACCCTTTTGCCGTCTGGGCCAATTACGTCTACCTGGACACCGTCGAGCGTGAGAAGTTTGCCAAGACTCCCCACGAGTACCTCATCGAGCAGGTCCAACACGTCAACCCGGACCCGGTGGGCTCCACCAGCGAGAACACCCCGAGCGTCATCCGCATGCAGTACAACCACCCCGTCAAGGAGCTCATCTGGTGCTACCAGAACTCGTCGATCGGCACGAACCCGAATGCCCTCTGGAACTTTTCGTCCAACGTGGCGAACGTGAATGTGACGGTCGATCTCAACAAGATTGCCCAGGCCGGCGCGTTCACCCCGGCCAACTGGACCGGAGCCCCTGTGCTCTACACGCCACCGCTCCTCTCGTCGAACCTGTATGTGGCCCAGACCTTCTCGGCCGCTGCCAGCGTCGTCGCTGTCGGAACCTCCATCAACCTCCAGTCGAACGTGCTGTCCGGCAACGTCTTCTGGACCGAGGGTGGAGTGCCCCAGTACGGAGCCTCATCCAACGTCGTCTACGGTCAGGAGGTTGGCCCTCTGCACCAGGCCAAGATCATCCTCAACGGCACGGATCGGTTCGTGCCCCAGAGTGGCAAGTACTTTAACCAGTATCAGCCGTACGTGTACCACACGGGATCTCCCTACCCGGGCATCTATCTGTACTCGTTCGCCATCAAGCCCGAGGATCTCCAGCCCAGCGGTGCATGCAACTTCAGCCGTATCGACATGGCGCAGATTGCCGTGAACCTCAAGACGGGCATGCCCTACACTACTCTCCAGCAGCGCATGTTCGCGGTCAACTACAACATCCTTCGTATCCAGTCGGGTCTCGGAGGCGTCGCGTTCGCGAACTAAAGAAAACCATCGTTCTAACATTAGGTTGATGCCATTTGTGTATTCCATAAAGTGTAAACTAGAACCATTCCGTGAATATGTAGGCCAGACGGTTCAGGATGATTTTCAAATCCGCCTGAACGGTCATATATCCGACGCGACAAACGGTCGAAGACGACACCTCTACAACGCCATTCGTCTGTATGGATGGGACCAATTTCAGATTGAAATTCTTCACTCCTTTCCCAGAGAGGGTAATTGGCAAGAGCGCCTGGACGAGATCGAGATACGGGAGATTGCTCAGCGTGGGACCCTAGCGCCGAACGGCTACAATAATGAGACCGGTGGGAACAGAAACAAAGTGCTTCACGAGGACACCAAGGTCTTAATGAGCGTCGCCCACTCAGGCGCGCGCCACCACATGTTTGGGAAACATCACACGGATGAGGCCCGTCAGGCCATGAAAGAAGCGAGCGCCAAGCCGGTCCAGCAGTGGTCCAAGGATGGGACCCAACTTCTCAGGACGTTCGAGTCGGTCGAGGAGGCGGGAAGGGAAACGGGGGCACATGGGGAACATATAGGTAAAGTATGCAAGGGGACGCGCAAGACGGCCGGAGGTTTTCATTGGAAGTTTGCGCAGGCGGATGATATTCAGACGAACGCGCCTCTAAAGTTTACAAAAATTCAGCAATGGTCGTTCGATGGTGAGACTCTGGTCGAAGAGTTCGATACCATCCGTGCAGCAGGTGAAAAGACCATGGTGGACAGTTCCAGTATAGGAAAATGCTGCAAAGGTAAGTCACGCTCAGCCGGTGGGTTTAAGTGGAATGCGGTCTAAATTTTTTTCTTGGGGTATATTACAAAGTACTCATGGCGGGTGGCCTTATGCAATTGGTTGCCTACGGCGCGCAGGACGTTTATCTGACCGGTCAGCCCAAGGTGACCTTCTTCCAGGCGGTGTACAAGCGCCACACGAACTTTGCGATGGAGAACATCCAGCAGACCGTGAACGGCACGCCCTCCAACAGCGGCCGTGTGTCCGTGACCATTGCCCGCAACGGCGATCTGGTCGGCGACATGTACATCCGTCTGCAGCCGCTCGCCTCCTCGGCGAACCTGACCTCGAACGGCACCAACTTCGACATGAACTGGGTGGCCGAGCGCTCCGTGGCGTCCATTGAGCTGACGATCGGTGGTCAGCGCATCGACAAGCACTACCAGTCCTGGTGGCGTCTGTACGCCGAGCTGTTCCTCGGCGAGTCCGACAAGATCAACTACGGCAAGATGGCCTCCAGCGCCGTGCCTCTGGCGGACACCACCAACACCAACAGCGTGTACCTGCCCCTGCTGTTCTTCTTCAACCGCAACCCCGGCCTGTACCTGCCCCTGATTGCCCTGCAGTACCACGAGGTGCGCATGGACTTCGACCTGACCGCCTACTTCTCCAGCTACTTCGGCGTCAGCAGCCCCGTGTTCGAGGTGTGGGCCAACTACGTGTACCTGGACACTGAGGAGCGTCGCCGCTTCGCCCAGAAGGGCCACGAGTACCTGATCGAGCAGGTGCAGCACACCGGCGGTGACTCCATCACCCTGGCGTCCACCCCCAGCACGACCGGTTCGCCCATCTCCCAGACCATCCGTCTGTCCTTCAACCACCCGGTGAAGGAGCTGATCTGGTGCTACCAGAACACCGTGTCGACCGCCACCAACAGCATGTGGAACTTCTCCAGCTCGGCGTCGAACGTGAACGTGACTTGCGCGCCCACGCCGGTCCTGGCCACCGGTGCCCTGCCCCACACCGTGGGCTGCCCTCGTCTGTCCTCCAACATCTTCGCGACGAACGCCGCTCAGCTGACCTCCAACGCGACCGCTGGCATCTTCTGGGTCGAGGAGGGCTCCTCCAACGTGGCCGCCGCCTTCCAGGTGGAGGTTGGCCCCCTGCAGAACTTCAAGCTGGTGCTCAACGGCCAGGACCGCTTCAAGGAGCAGGCCGGCAAGTACTTCAACCAGTACCAGCCGTACGTGTACCACACCGGCGTGCCCTACCCGGGCATCTACGCCTACTCCTTCGCCCTGCAGCCGGAGGAGCACCAGCCGACCGGCACCTGCAACTTCTCGCGTATTGATAACGCCCAGGTCGCCATCAACATCAAGGGTTGCGCTACCACGCCTCTGCAGCGCATGTTCGCCGTGAACTACAACATCCTGCGCATACAATCCGGGATGGGTGGATTGGCTTTCTCAAACTGATGGGAGGACTGGCATTTGTTATACTTTCTTATGGGTGGTTCGCCACTCGCCAAAAATACGGGCTTCGGCCCCAAGAACGTTCAAGGTTCTTGGAGTCGAAACTTAAAGAATAAAACCTCCCATTACTATAATGGAAGAAAGTGTAAAAAACTGTACAAATTGTACACGTGGACTGCAACCTCTGACACAATTCGAAGGTAAAAATGGTCGACCGTGTAACACGTGTCTAAAATGCCGCGAAAAAGGAAAAAGAAATGACCAAAAACCTAAACGTAAAGAATATCACGGAGATCTTCAGAAAGAGCGTGGTGTAGAATATAGCGCCAATCATCGCGAAAAAGTAAAATTAGGAGAGGACAAAAAGGAGCACAACTTAGAACAAAAATGCAACTGGGCCAAAACCGATAAAACGAAAGAGCGAGTTTCAAACTGGAAAAAGCACAATATTAACGAAAAAATAGGGCAGTATAAGCGAACCGCTCGGTCCAAAAACCTGACATGGACCCTAACGGACGAGGAAGCTGGAAAAATGCTATCAAGTCCATGTGCTTACTGCGGTCATGAAGACTTTGCTACGCGGCTGAACGGTATCGACCGGTTGAATCAACAGGGAAATTACACAACAGAAAACACGGTTGCGTGCTGCTGGACGTGCAATTATATGAAGGGAACTATGGATCCGAATACTTTTATTGAAAAGTGTAGAAAAATTGGAGAATGCAACCAGAAATTCCCAGATGTTCCCCGGCAGGAAATCAATCTCCAATTGGGTCGTCCGTCTGAACCCACCCCTACCACCCCACAGCCTTGATGATGGCAAAATTCAATTTAGGATCAAAATTGGTGAAAAGTCCGGGCTTCCCCGCACCTTTCAGCGATTTGATTTTCTAAGGGTTCTGGATCTTATATAGAATTAGCAGTACGGCCATGAGAATGTACATGAGTCCGAAGAACTGCTGGCCCGTCTTGGCCTGGCTGTTGGTCGACTCTACGAAGTTGGCGACCCCCAGGCCCGACAGGACCAGGAGGAAAAGGGCCATGAAGATAAGTTCAGCGGTAGAAGCAACCATTTATTATAGTGCACTAAAATAATATGGCCGGACAAGGACCCAGCATCGATGACATTCTGGACAGGGCCCGTGAGCAGATGCTCATCGACACGGCGTATCAGACGGTCATCCTTCTCGCCCGCGACCTGACGCTCAAGGATCTCAATTGTGTTCTAAAATTGATTGGGGAACACCACCCTGTCACCGAATATCCTCCTGAAGTTCTTACAGACGCATCGCGTAGTTGTTGGCCTTGGAGGCGCGGACGCTGATGTACCAGAACCAAGTCAGGAAGATGCCCGCGATCATCATGAAGGTCGCCTTGATCACCTCGGTGGCGACGCCCCGGCGATCCTTGTCCAGGAAAGCCTGGAGGCCGAAGAACATAAGGGCCATGCCCAACGTGAGCATCAAAATGTCGGCAAGCATCTTTACTGATAGATAATATTTTATTCGTGCGGTTAAAAGGAAGACTTTTAGTGTCGGCACAGCGTAGTATGAATTACGCATTCATCGACGCCCGGAGCCTTCTCGAGAGCGCGTTGCAGCCGACAAAGGTGTCTATCTCGGTGGTCCCCTGTGAACTCGATCAAGAGTGGAAGGACTTTGAGGAGACTCTTGGCAATTTTAAAACAAAATACACCGAAGCCAGGTCCGAACAGAACCAGACATCGGCCGAACTGACCCAGAAGATGGAGGAAATTTCATATCTCGAGATGATAGTCGAGACTGTAAGGTCCCCCGGCTTAAAGGAGCGGATCGAGTCTATCATACAGGAGTACCAACAGGGTGAAGGGACTGAGGAGCTGAAGAAGAAGGCTGGAGAGGTGGCGGGAAGGGTCGAGGCGATGAAGAAGGTGCTGACCGAGACGAACGCGGAGAAGTACGGTAAGTTTATGTGTTTTGTGTGTATGGACAGACTTGTTGACTTGTTTATCGAACCATGTGGTCACGTGATCTGCGAGCCGTGCTGGGTCCGGACGCGCGACCACACCACATGTCCAGGGTGCAGGGTGCGTTGCGAAGGTGCGAAACGAATATTCAGTATGAACTAAGAGACTCGCGTTTGTAGTCCAAGGGTAGGACAGAACCCTTCCAAGGTTCAAACCCGGGTTCGAGTCCCGGCGAACGCACTCGACCTGAACAAGTCGTTAAAAGGTTCATCTGACTTTGGCGTAGTGGTAACGCGATGGATTGTAGCTCCACAGATCGTGTGTTCGAATCACACAAGTCAGAATATGTTCTCGTAGCTCAGCCGGTAGGATTAAACCGCAAGCATGAGGCTGTTATTTATGGTACCTCAGGGTCACAGGTTCGAAACCTGTCGGGAACGTTTTTTGAAGCGGCCTTCGGTCTCCGCTTAAAAAAACGCAACGTAAAAAATATAAAATGGCTGTCCGTCTCGTAGACTCGATGGGGAATGACGCGGCTATCGTACAGGCCGCGCGGGTCTCTTATGGAGACGGCACCAAGTCTGTGAGCGATGACCGGGCTCTGATCCGCTACCTGATGCGCCACAAGCACACGACGCCGTTTGAGATGGTCGAATTCAAGTTTCACATCGCGGCTCCAATCTTCGTGGCGCGTCAGTGGCTCAGGCACCGCACAGCCTCTGTGAACGAGCTGTCGGCTCGGTACTCTGTCGTACCTAACGAGTACTTTTTGCCCGACGAGCTCCGTCAGCAGTCTACGAACCGTGGACAGGGTGGCGAAGAGCCATTCGAGGGCGGTGATCTTCTCCTGCTCAAGCAAAAGGCTTCGTGCGACATGGCGTTCCATACGTACGAGGAACTCATCAAGAAGGGAGTCTCCCGTGAGTTGGCTCGGATCCACCTGCCACAGTCCACATTTACTGAATTTTATTGGAAAATTAACCTCCACAACCTCTTGCACTTTCTCCAACTCCGCATGGAGGACCACGCCCAAAAGGAGATTCGGGATCTGGCACAACAGGTCTACGAGCTCATCAAGCCTATTGTTCCTGTGACCTGCGAGGCGTTTGAGGACTTCCGTCTCGGTTCAGTGACTCTGTCGCGTCTCGAGGTCGAGGCGATTAAGAATGTAAAATACGAGATTCCTGGACGTGGCGAGAATCAGGAATTCCAGGAGAAGCTGACCACCCTAGACTTGGTGGCTCACAAGAAGACGCTCGTTCAGCGACTCGTTATGTGTTTAAAGGTTTAAAATTTATTCAAAGAATGAAGACTAAAATTCCAGGTGCGTTGCGTGAGCAGGTATGGCTTCTTTATTGCGGGGACCGCATGTTCAAGCACAAGTGTCTCGTGACCTGGTGCGAGAACGTCATGGATCCCTTCAATTTCCATGTGGGCCACAACGTACCAGAAAGTAAAGGGGGGGCGACAGACATTAACAACTTGCGCCCCATATGCGCCAAGTGCAACACGTCTATGGGAGACGACTACACTATCGACGAGTTCTCTGCTTTATCGGGGCCAAAACACGCCCGGCACCTCTGGGAGTGCTTTAGGATGGCACCTTCACCTTCGCCGCCGGGATCAGGCTCTGGGTCTCGACCAGGTAGCGCATCTTCTCCTGGGTCTTCGTCTGGTAAAACATGAAAATGAACACGATGAGGGGGAGGGCGCGGAGCTCACCGAGCTGCGAGTGATTGTACCCGTACACTCCGTTGAGAGGGAACGGAACCTTCTTGATGAGACCGCGCGTCAGGTACATCAGCGCGCCGATGATGGAGAACTGGAGAATGAGCCCAAGAATGACGCGCCACTTGGGGTGCTTCTTGTCAAGTTCGGGTGTCATCTTGTCCAGCCAGTGCGAAACGACGAATGCGAGCAGGAAAGACAATGCGCCGACATATGCAACACCCAAGAGTCGGATGATCGACACCTTCGTTGCCATTAATAAAGATGAGGAAAATAAAAAGGGTATGACGAGCTTTCTTTTTGTAGACTGGGCCGAGACCGGAACGGCCTATGTAACATTGGTCGTCCGGGATTACCCAGCGACAGGCGTGACGCTCGAGGATCTCGTGCCCGTTATACAGGCTGTCCGTGAAAAGTCACTGGCCATGATCATCAAGGCTGACCTGCGCGGTGCCAACCTCGTCAATATTGAGCTGTTCAAGTCAATCTTCAAGCTCGTCTCTGAGGTGATAGAGTACACCAGGGACGACGACCTGCTTCGACAGATCCAGTTCATAGGGACCGGGTTTGTCTTCAGGATGCTCTATGGTCCCATCAGTCTGGCAATTCCAAAGTATTTCCGCGATATGGTTGTGTTCATATGAGTTGAATAAACTCTAGGTCCAACTCAGTATGGCTCCCACTGGCCACAACTCGTCTGCGAGTTGTTCCTGGCTGCGGTTCAAGCCGGACCAGGATGCCAAGCTCCTCCACGTGGACATCCTCGTCGGCAGACTCATAGAACTCCAGCCGGACAGCAAAGAGGCGACGGACGAGTTCTGTCTTGAGCTCTACCCTGTCCTGGATTCAATTCAAGAATTGTGCCTGACGCACGGGCTCCGACAGGTGTGCTCTGCGGACCTGTCGGGTGTCCGTGTCCGGGACATCAAGCCCGTGACCATGATGCGGATAATCTGGAATGTTTATGAGTATACCAAGAATTGTATTTTACTTCAAAATTGCCAATTGTCCGGGGGTGGGCAGTTTTTCAACACCCTGGTCGAGGCTGTCCGGGGGTTCCTTCCACCCTTCATGCGGGGAATGATCACGTTAATTCCGGATCAAAATTATGTAGACTCTCCAGTAGATGAAGATTGATCACATATACTGTTTAAATCTTGAAAGATCAGTGGATCGTAGGGAAAAAATTGGGAAGGAATTCGAGAAAGAATCGCTCGACGTGGAATTCTTCAAGGGGTGTGACGGAAAGGCGATCGGGAAAAGCGGCGTGTTTGGCTGTGCCCAAAGTCATATCAATATATGGAAAGACGTTGTTGAGAAAGGATACAAGAATGTCCTCATATTTGAGGATGACGTATGGTTGGAAAAAGACTTTAAACAATATTTGGAAATTCTAGAACCTCCAGAGAAATGGGACGTGTTGTACTTGGGCTCTTCTCTTCCAATTTTAGAACAAAAAACAGAGGGGCATTTTACCAAGTGTAAAGCGGTCGGTCTGTTTGGGTACATAATAAATGAGAATACTGCACTTAAATTAGCTTATATCGACCCA